GGTCCTTTAGGTCCGCCACCATCTCCTCCTCCAGGTCCACGGTCAACATCACCTTGCACACTACCTGTAGATTTTGCTGATTCAAAACCACTTTGACCTCCATACTCTACAAAACTTGGAATACCTGCGTTTGTCATAATACCTGATCCACCGGCATCTTTTAACATCTTTGCTTCTTTTGCATTTATGTACGCAAGAAACTCACCTTTAGGCGCCATATCTTTAGCTTCTTGTAAAGACATACCACCGTTTCGTAACATTTGTTTTGCTTGTTGTGCTCTTGTTATGGCCATCGTTCTATTCTATTTTGTTTTAGGAAATAAATCAAGGCTTGGCATAAGAACAGTTACATCTCTTCTAACATCCTCTGGAGATATACCCTTATCTTTCCATTCTTGATCATTTTTATATATTTCCCCTGTTTTTTTATTAGTTATCTTTTCTATTATCTTATCTGGTTGTATCTCAATCATTATGTTGTTACCTCTTTCTTAATGTTTAAATAGCTAATTGCTACATCAAATGAATCTGCAGTGCTTGATAGCACAGTTAGAGTATTACCGCCTTCAACCACTAAAGGTTGAGTAAGTAATTCTGTTGTTACATTAGCAGTTAAAGCAGCTGATTTTATAGCTGTAATATTATTGTTTGTAACTGTGACTGTTGGTGTGCCTGCAGATGTCACTAATATAGATTTAATAACATAAGTTTCACTAACTAAAGGATTGCCAGAACCTAAAGGAGTAAGCGCACTTCCTGTTGTGCTATTATCTATACCTGCAAATTTAAATTGATTAGCCATTAATCTAAAAAGAGACTTCTAGCCTCTATCTCCTCTTTTAATTCTTCTTGAAATGTTGAGTTTAATTTTTCTACAATCGCATCAAGATCTCTTACTTGAGCTTCTGCAGTCTGTACATCATATTCTTTTGATGGTCTAGTTATAATCTGTACTATTTTTGCCATTATCTTCTTCCATCCGGTTGTGTGTCTAATCTAAAAGTTCCTAATTTCCAACTTTGACTAGATGCTGTGTTTTCTACTTTTAATGCAATAGCTCTACCTCTTGCACGTGTATCAACTTTTGTTGTAGATGAAGTAATATCAAATGGTCCAAGAGGTGAACTAGCCTGTGAATTATTTGGATAATTTTTTAATTGTAACGTAATTCTAGTTGATCCTGTCTGACTTATAAAGTCAGGAACAAATCTTCGTATCTTCATTAAATATTCACCGTCTCCTCTAAACGTTGCAACACCAGTTTGTTGACCTGTTTGTGCTCTTTGCTGTGTAATATCAAAATCTCCAGAAGATATATTTGAAGTGATTGCAGTTATAGTTCCATTTTTATTTTGATCAGTTCCTATTTCATGTTCATAGTATGTTGTTATACCATCTGTATTTCCAACTACATCAAAAGATGTATCTGTGGCTGCATCATATTCTGTTGCGTGAGGTAGACCAAATACTGCAGAATCTCTCCACATTGTTCTTGATAATGTTCCATTAGTCCAAACTGGTCTTTGTGGTGATGAGTCAAAATAATTATATGAAACCATTCTATTTACAACAGAAGATGTAGATGTTGGATAAAACCACATGACTTCACCAAACAAATTATTTAGTCCAGCTGATATCATTTGATTACCAGAGTCTAAATTTATATCATCATAAACAAAATCTTCTACTAAACATGGTAATGATTCTAGTTTACCAGCATATCTAAAGAAACCATTTTCTGACATCCAGTATGCAGAACCATCAACTTCTATAGCTGCATTTTGTCCAGCAAGTCCACAGTTAGTTCCAACCTGTGCAAAGGCAAATGTAAATGGTTGTCCAACAAAACGTTGAGTGAACAATGCGGTATCAGTCCAAACATATATTGCATCTCTACCTCTAATAGCTCCCATGATCCGTGATCCGTCAGCCAGTCTTTGTGTACCAGCTGTATTGGTTGCTGTAGGTGTATAAGTGTTAATATCTTCTTGGTCCGAGAATCTAACAAACATATCGTCTTGCGTAGATGTATCACCAATTGTTGTCTCCGTTCCAAAGAATACCAAGTGTCTATCAGGAGTAGAAACTAACATATGACGTGACGCTGTTGGTGCACCAGATATAACAGTTGCTCTTGTAGTTGTTGCATTTGATAAAGAAGAGTCCCATTCAAATACAGAACCGTTGTGAATTAAACAAATAGCTTTGTCACCAAAATTATCTATAGACCACATACCAGGTTCAATAATTAAGTCACCTGATGCTGCCTCACCCCATGCAACATAGTCAGTTGAATTTGTAACTGTTGCGCCATCACTATGAGATGCTGCTGTTGTTCCAGCAACTCCTCTTGTACATCCTGTTAATGTATTACTAGTAATACCAGTGTAAGAAATTTCTTCAGAATCTATTATAACAAAGTTTGTTCCAGTATCAGGAAATTGTGAAGCATCTGTTAAAACAATACTAGTGACTGAATCATTGATTGCACCATTAAGTGTAGTTGTAGTTGCTCCTGCTTCTGGTCCACCCCAAGAACCTAATCCATAACCAAATCCTTGTGCTTGAACAGCTGGACCAACATGATAATAATGTTGAACTCTAATACCACCTGATGTTGTTGCACCAGATCCTGTTTCATTAGATGGCATTGTAATAGTTAAAGTTGTTGTTGATGGCACTGACGTTACCATAAATTTTTTATCATCAAAATCAGACGCACTAAAATTAGAATTAGTTATAGCAGTAAAATTATCTAAAAGAATAATATCATCTTCTTGTATGTCATGTGCACCAGAAAAAGTTATTGTAACGGTAGGTGATCCATTAGTTGTGCTAAAACAATTTGTAAGTGTGGTTGTTGATTTAATAGGGTGTATGTCATAAAATACTCCACCAGAAAATGCATATAAAATTCTGTTAGTTCCTATAATAGCATATTTTCTACCTAAACTATTAACAAAATGATGAAGACCTCTAGTAGCTCCTGTTAAATCATCTGTACCTAACTGCTTCCAACCACCTATTTTTTCAGGTGTTCCGTATCTAAATCTAACATTATCGCAGTCTACCCACTGTCCTTCAGCTGTAGTTTCGGAAATTTGTTTATTAATACCTGGTTGAAAACCTATTTTCTGTAACATAAGAATCCTTTTTTTCTAATAATATAGGTAATATCACAGATTTTAAAGGTTTTAAACTTATTATTTTAAAGGATCATCGTCCTCTATTGTATCTATATCTTCAACAACCCCGTGTTCTCGTCCATCTCCATACATACTAATGGCTTTTGTTATAACACCTTGAAGAATAGTCATAAATTGATAACAAGATCTTCTATCTAGAATAAAATTACCACCTCTTAATATTATTAATATTAATTCTTTAAAACTAAATTTTAACTTTAAATGTTTTTTTGTAAATCTAAATTGCATATTATGTTGATAAAAACCAAGAAGTTAATATATATTTGTCTTTTTGTAAAGGCGGATTTCCTCTATGTACGTAAGGATAATCTGCAGGGAATATACACACACGACCTGTTTTTGCTTTAATCCTTTGTTTTTGAATTAAAAATTCTGTTTCTCCACCTTCTTTAATATCATTTAAATACACAGTCCAAACTAAAGCTCTTTTACAAGAAAACTCGTTGTGACCTCTTTCTATGTGCCATACATGATACCCACCTCCTGGAGGTGTTTTTTGAATTTTTATATTTGTAAAATGTAAATCAATTATACCACAAAAACCCGTATATCCTGTTTTTTGATCATAAATTGCTAACATATCTTTTAATATTTTACACACCTCTTCCAACTCATTAGGCCAATTATTTATTTTACTCAAACATATTGATAAATCATCTTTTTTTCCTTTTACTGCTTTTTCAGAATTAAATCTGTCATAAGCTTTTAAATCTTTATTTTTTTCAAATATTTTTATTAACTTTTTACATAATTCTGGTGACATAAAATTATCAAACATAGCTATAGAATCTACTATCTTTACATATCTTTTTTCTTGTTTCATTATATTTGAGGTGATTCCTTTCTGTTTCTTTTATCAAAAATATATTCTTTATATGGTCCATTACTATCTACATAATGTAAAAAAGTTTGTAAATGAAAATCTCCTTTAAAATTATCTCTAGAGTGATTGTCTTCACACCCTAAATAAATAACTGCATCTCCGTCTTGCATTTCAATATTTTTATTATTGATACGTATTGGCCATTTTGTTCCATCACTATCCCATTTAACAGTAACAGATATTTCACAAGATGGTCTATCTGTATGTGGTTTTAACTCTGCATTATATGTATACATTCTAGTATAAGAATATGTTGGTAATAGTTTTAATCCAATTTCTTTCTCTATTAATTTTAATTTATTAATTAAAATAGTTTCGGAAAAACAATCTGCATAAAACATACTGTCACCGTTATTATTTTGTTTATTATCAAAATAACGTGAATTTCTTTTATGTTTTAAATGAAAATAATGTCTACCTAACTCTAATTCTTTTTTTGAAAGAAAATTTTTTATTAATTTGTATCTAAAATTTTTTCTTATGATGCCCATGATACTACCGTAAATCTTTTACCTTTCTTCACTGGATTAACTTTATGAACGTATAAAAAATCACTAGGCCAAATAATTAATCTAGATGATTGAGGTTCTATTTTTGCTATTAATTCTTTTTTTGTAGGTTCAAAAAATTCTAATTCTCCACCTTCATAGTCATCATTTAAAAATAAAATAGATGAAAGAATTCTAGGATTAGCGGTAAAATTATCTACGTGTTCTTTGTAATGACACCCTTCGTCATATTTTAAAAGATTTATAGCACTTATAGCAGAAATTGAAGTTCCAGCGAAAGGTGCTACTTCCCTATTATATTCATTAAACATTTTTTGAAAAAGAAATCCTAAATAATTAGCCCAATGAGTTTTTGTTTTAGATTTATTGTCAAAATCAATAAGACACATACTACCAACATTTCTTATGTTTTTATCAACAGTATTTTCACTACCTATTCCAGCATCACTAAATGATTGTGTTAATGACCATTTAATTAATGAGGACACGTTTTTTAAAGGCAAAAAATTATCATATACTCTAATATAACTTTCTAAATTCATGTTTAGTAATATAGCTTTTTTATAAAAAAAGTAAACTAAAAATATATTTCTTCAGTAAATATTTGAGGACAACCAGGAAGATTATAAATATACTCTAAAACACTTGCATCAGCTGCCCAAGAAGACACCGCAGTCTTATCGATATTCTCTAAAAATGTAACAAAATTTCGAAGGTAAGCACCTGCATCTGAATTATAATTGTGTTGAGCTTTTTCTTTAATATCACTTATTAAATAATTTATTATGGTCGCTAAATGATTTTGTGCTTCTGTTGCATCTGTAATATCAGCAGCTCCAGGTTCTCGCTCTGTGAGAACAACACTATCTCCCTCTAATGTTGCTATTTTAGTTTTAACTCCTACACTTTTATATTCTTCGTCATTTACTGTTTTTGCAGTGACAGTTGTAGAAAATTTAACGAAAAAATCTGCTTTAGCGTCTTCATTCGCCATCGCATAAAGTCTACCATCTTGAAATAATAAATGTTTTGCCATAATTATTATGAATTATCGAATATGTATAACAATCCTTTTTTACCAGACTGCACTTGTTGCATACCAGATTGATTTCTTGTTCCACCTAAACCTCCTGCTCCATAAGCAGCAGCTATTCCAAATTGAAAAGTATTAGCCACGTTATTTTGAATAGTAGTTCCAGTACCAGGAATAACAGTTTTTAAGAAAGTTCCACTGCCAACAGTTCCAGCGTTTCCAGGGTTTCCATTTGTATTTTCTGGACCACTGTTACCCTGATTACCAGCATTTAAAGTAAATAAATTTGCTATACTAGTTGCCTGACCAGCTTGTCCAGGGTTTCCTTGAGGTCCTGGACCAGGGGGACCTGCTGCTCCACCACCGCCTACAGCGTAAGGTTGTGAGAAAGGAGGTGTAATGTCACTAGTAAAAATACCTTGCACTCCAAAACCACCATTTCCGCCAACTGTAGTGTTTGGTCCAGATTCAGACATCCCACCTCCACCGCCTCCTCCAGAAGCAGCATAAATTGTGACTTGGTTTCCATTTGAATTAAATGTTCCAGATGCAGGACCTTCTGCATATAAAACAGGTTTCATAACTGCTGCCCCTGCTCCAGAAGATGCAGTAATAATTCTACCACTTGAGTCAACAGTAATAGAAGAAGATGTGAAACTTCCTTTTGCTGATTTTATAATTCTTGGCATTTTTTTCTTTCCTCCTAAAATTTATTAATCAACCATCTCTACGTAAGAAACATGAAAAGCTAAATCGTTAGCAGCACCAGCTGTAACAGCAATTAAATCTGTTTCATCTAAATAGATAGGTCTTGCAATTAAATCTAATGTTGAATCTGCAGGTACAGAAATTGTACTTGCGATTTTATAATAAGTTGAACCATTGTCATTACTAATTTCTACTGTTGCGTCAACAGCATTAGTTCCGTCAATGTTTGCTAATAATATTGTATCAATTCTTACTGCAGTTTCTGCAGGTACATCAATCATAGTAGTTCTGTTTGTATCAGCTAAACTACCCATAGCATTTTTGGGTGTGATTGTTGCTATATTTACGAGATTCGGTGTTGCCATTTTTTATTCTCCTTCTAGATTAATACCCGAAAACCATGGAAAAGACAATACCTTTTCCATCAGTAGTTACGATTTGTGTTGAGCTTGATGTAGCATTAGTTACTTTTGCTCTACCAGTGCCATTTGGAGCTACAGTTATATCTCCATTAGCGGCATCTGTAATAGTAACAGATCCAGAGTTTGTTCCGCTATTTGTGTTTAAAATTAAATCTGTTGCACCGCCTGTTGTTACAGTTAGTGTTCCAGCACCATTTGAAGTTAAAGTAGCAGCTGCACCATTATCTCCAACTTTTACCGTGTCTGCTCCAAGAACAACATCTCCAGTTCCATTTGGAATAATATCAATATCTGCATTAGAAGTTGAAACTATATCATTTCCATTAACATCTAAATTACCACCTAGTTGAGGTGAAGTATCATCAACAACTGCACTAATTCCAGTTCCAATTGCTAGTGTATCTATATCAGGATTTGTTCCATCATTTGCTGTTGCAAAAACAATTTTATCACCTTTATCACCAGCTGCAAAAGTAAATGAATCTCCTGAACCAGAAGCATATTTAAATTGTACAGTGTATGATCCTGAAGTTGAATTTCTTAAAAAATAAAAAGTTTGAACATCAATTGGAATAGTTACAATTTGATTTCCTGTAATTGTACCTGTAAACTCAATCATTCTATGTGCAAGTTCTGCACCAGTAGATCCATCACTAACTGATAGAGCAGTTGTTTGTGCTCCACCTGCAATACTTTTTGCGATGTAACCACCAGAAATTTGTTCTACTAATGATAAATTGGTATTAGTTTTAGTTCCCCATGTTCCAGCGTTTTCACCAGTTGCCTGAAGTTCTATTCCTAAAGGTGTATATGTTGATGCCATAAATTTTTCTCCTATGCGACGTCACTATAACTCGTATTTGAGCCAGTTGCAACATCAGAATAAGTATCATTTGATCCTGTTGTTACATTACTATAACTGGTATTTGATCCAGTTGCAACATTCGAATAAGTATCATTCGATCCCGTTGAAACGCTTGTATACGATGTATTTGAACCAGTGTCAATATTAGTGTAACGTTCTATTCCAAGTAATCCTACACTTGATGTAATTTGATCTAAACTTAATCCAACAACGTCTGCTGGAGATATAGAGCCAACACTTGTTGTTGCAGCTATACCAGATATACCAACAACGTCCGCTGGAGATATAGAGCCAACACTTGCAGTTGCAGAAACACCAGTTAAATCAATTAAAGATATTGGCCCAATTTCTAGTGTTCCTAAACTAGTTGTTGCTTCAATACCTGTTATCTCTGCAGGTCCAAATTCTAAACCTAGTGTACCAACATTTGTTGTTGCAGCCACACCACTAATTGCAGCAGGACCAAATTCTAAACCTAGTGTTCCTTGACTTACAGTAGCATCTAATCCAGTAACAGCAGCTGTTGGACTAATTACAAAATCTACGCTACCAACATTTGTTGTTGCTTCTTGACCAGATATACCAACTACATCTGCTGGAGATATTGACCCTACACTTGCAGTTGCAGCAACACCTACTAAACTTATAACTTGATTTGGAGATTCACCCCAAGAGTTATCGCCCCAAGCATCTCTACCCCAACCAACTAAAGTTCCTGCGTATGATAATGTTGGTGTTGCAAAAGTAGATTCTACACCTGAAACATTTATACCTAAACCAAGACCAAGACTTCCTACCTGTCCTGTCATTTTAAATGCAGGACCTACTTCTAGTAAATATGTAAATGCTGGAGTAATACTTCCTATTGAAGCAGTTGCCTCTATACCAGAAAGAGATACAGTTTCATCTGCTCCTTCACCCCAATCAGCTTGGTTCCATGATAATCTACCCCAACCTGTTTCATTAAATTCTTCTGAATCACCTAAAGAAACAGATGCTGATTGACCTGAAAGAATTACAAGAGTACTAATTCCTAAATCACCCAAACTAGATGTTGCTTCAACACCAGTTAAATCTGCTAATATAAATTGAGCAGCTGTTAATGTTCCAACAGAAGTTGTTGCAGAAACTCCAGTTGGTTCAACAGAATATTCTACACCCCAACCAGAGTTTCCCCATTGTTGTCTACCCCATCCTTCTAAATTAAATGATTGTGGTGTACCTAAAGCAGAAGCTGATTCAGGTGCAGTAAGTGATACACTTATTACATCATCTTGCCACTCGTTTGATCCCCAAGTGTTATTACCCCAGGTAGATGCCATAAGGAGGTCCTCCTTACGCTATACGAATGATTGCGTTGCTTGCGTCTGCTGTTGGAAATTGAATTGTAAATGTTCCAGAAGAAACTGTTTTGTCACCACCAAATGCGATAACTGCAACAGCTTTGTCAGATTGTGAAGAATTATAAATTAATGCACCATTTGCTGTAAATGATGCTGAAGTATA